ACCAGTTGCGTTTAACCCTGAAAAATTTTCTAAGGCTGTTACAATAGTAACCGATTGAAGTGATGAATTATAAGACCAAGTTATGTCTAAATAATCTCTAGCTAGTTCTGCTATCTCAAAGTTTGAGCCTGTAAGAGTATTAGGGTTGTTTTTTATTATCGTATATCTTAAAGTGCCTTCAATAAGAATTTTACATCTAGTAGATAATACGCCTGTTGATGGTACTCCAATGAATTTATACTGTGGGTTTCTTAATGCTATATTTGCCATAGTTTATCTTTTTTGTCCTAGTATTATTGCGTTCTCTATGTCTAAAATGAATGACTCAGAAAGCTCAGGACTTAATGTTTTTATTCTTTTGTTATATGGCTTTGTAAAAAAGTAGTTCGGTTTTAATCCCTGTGCGAATATACTTTTCTGTAGTGCAAAACCCATGCTCCTATTACTGCCTTTTGCGTATTGTCCCTTGGCGTTTCTAAACCTTATATTTTTACTCTTTGCCCAGTCGGCTAGGATTTGCATTGGAGGCATTTTGCTCGTGTACTTAAACTTGCTCATCGGAGCTTTCTGTATGCCTCCTTTAATTAGAGACGGGTTTGCGCCCTTAACTCCTTCATCGACATATATTCCGTAGTCCTCCATTAGAAAGTCCAAGAGAAAGGCGTTTGCTTCGGTTTCTAGGGTGTATTTAACTGACTCGTATAATACGCCAGACCCTTTACCGTCTTTTGTTAAGTTAGACTTCGCCTGTTGTACCACGTACTTTGCGTATTTATTTAAGACCTCTTCTAATTTTTTAAATTCCATTAGCAGATATATATGTCGTTGTAAATTAATACCGTAATTGAGGCAGACCATCCTGCTAACTGATTCTCAAATCGATCATAGAAAGGTGTCAATACAGGAACGCCCTCTAGCTGATACATGTCAGTATATAAAGTGCCCATCCTTAATCTCTGCGTCAGTCTGTTTAGGACTGCTAGTTGTGTATTTAGAATATCCTGAACATCGTTGTTTCCTGTAAACCTGTCGACCGTTAGATCCTTCGACAGATTAACTATGTCACATGCTAGGATCGTCATATTAAACCTCAGCACTTGCTCCTCGTCTGCTACGCTCTCGATAATGATATGACCTAAAGGAAAGATGTCTTGCTTGTTGAGGTTTACGTCTGTAATATCGCCAGTCGTTACTGTGTTAATATTTACGTCTTTTAGTAACTCTGCTTTTATGGTTTCCGTTAATTGAAAAAAACCTCTAACACCTTGATTTGCCATTATTTAAACTTCTTTTTAATTTGTTTTGCTTCGAGTTCGTTTTTGTCTTTCATAAACGAGAGCATCATAAAGCACTCATGTACCTTTAATTTAGTGATATTTTCAAATCGTGTAATGTCCCCTGTAGCGAGTCCATAAATTGATTGATACCAACCCCATTTTTTTGAGAATTGAGATACTGCGTCAAGATCTCTGTTTCCTTGCTGTCCAAAGAGTTCGTCATAGTTTTCGATAATTCTAGACCTAAATTCCAGAAAAAAAAAATCGATGACATTACGGCGTCCATTGGCATATCTAATAATACACCCTCTGTTCCTAGTCGGTACTCTTCTATATTGTATTTGCTTTTTAGCTTCACAATCACAGGTCGATATAAAACGTTCATCGCCTTTTCCATGTTGTCCCAGTCTCCAATAAAAGTATCTAGATCTATGTATTCGCCAAGCGTCATTTCGTCTAGCTCAGGATGAAACCCGTAATCTACCTTGTTTAGCTCAAAGCGAGTGATTAGAGCAGGTTTCTCTTCAAACAGCTTAGATAGTATCGAAATTATTTCCTGTGAGTCTGAGAGCTTTAAAAGCATTACGTCCTCTAGCCTGACATTACACAGGATCTCGATCATTTTAGCATTTAGAAATCTAGAGTCTTTTACCGTGTCTTGAATTTTCAAGAATTTTTTATACTGTCTTAGAGTAATGTCCCTGAGTGATGTCGGTATTTTAATATTGATCTTCATATATATATAACGTTTTTTTTGATAAACTTTGTGTTAATGTTCCAATTAAAAAAAAGGCAGTCATTTCTGACTACCCTTATTAGATGTAAGTTTTCCCAACTTATCCTTACATCATATCTGCTTCGAAACAGCCGTTACTGCAGTACGTTCTATCTTCATGCATCGGCTTCTCGCAATGTGAACAGCAATACTCAGGCTGCTCGTGTGGATTTAAATAATCGTCCCAACTCATAATTTATATATTAAAGATTAAACTGATTAACGTTCTACCGATAAAATAGCTTGGTATTACTATCAACATAACTGTCTCGAATTTCTTAAACTGTCTGCCTAATTTGGCTGCTCTCGTATGTTTTCTCATGTTACTCGTATGTTAGTTTATGTTATTACTCTCTAATTAAGATTAAGTCTAATTGATCCGCTACGTAGTTAATATGCTTCTGCGTAGTCTGTGACCAATAACCTAATTGTAGTAAGTCGTTTCCGTTTATGGTTGCGACGTGTGTCGTATAGCTCCATACTTGGTTTCCTCTAATCGATAAATTCTGCTTGTACTTTTCTAGTGTTATCATTTTGTTCTGTTTTTAAAAGGGGTTTTTACACCCCTGTTGTTATTATATGTATTTAATTACGTTTTTTATATCCTCTATATTCCAACTATTTATCGTTCCTAATGTGTGATTCTCGATAGTTACTCTGTTACCATCTTTGCTTATGATTGTTGCAGCTTGATTATTTCCGTTTGCTTTGATAATTTCTATATTAGTTTTCATTTTGTTCTATTTATTTATTAGTGATACTCAAAGATAATACCTTTTTAGTTATAATACAAATAATTTCATAACTATTTTTAATTGATGGCATAAGTCCCGAATCTAGGCTTGGATAAAATCGAGTATGTGGCATAGCGACAGGGATCGATAATATGATTGTTGTCATCTATAGGTGTATTCAGTAAAGCACCGGTCTTGTCCTCTTTCCATTTATAGTTTCTAAACTCGGATATGGCATTACTGGATGTCGACAGTATATTTATCTTGTATCTTTTTAATAGATCTATTCCTGCATTGACAGAGTCTTTACCTTTTAGGCTTGGAAAAATGTTATGCCCCATGCGTCTAAGCTCCTCAATAAGTCGAGGTTCTGCACTATCGGCGTATATAGGTTTGTTGTCAAGCTCTTCGCTTAACAGGAACTTATGTATATCAGTAGTCGTCATAGCGGTTCGATATAAGTGCTCTTTAACATAAAGGTTAATGTCTTTAGTATAAACCGAAACAAGCGTACTAGGATCATTCGAAAAGCCAAAGTCCATTCCGTATGCTACTAGCTCTGCGTCTTCTGGAATATGTGAAACCTCAGCATATCTAAATACGGTGCTTCGACTCGCAGCCCTTTCGCCCAACCCGTATATCTGCCAGTACTGTTCGTCAGTATCTCTAAGCAGTTCGATCTCTTTTCTTATTGACTCCTCGACAAAAGGATTATCTAAATACGTTGTTTTAAAAAAGGCACAGTCATCTCTAGGCAGTACCTTGTCATAGATCCAATGATATTCGTCTGACGGATTAAAGTCAATTACAATACGCTCCTGTGTCCTGAAAACTAGCTGTTGCCAATCCTCCCAGAATAACTCATTGCCTTCATTAATAAAAAGCAGATCTCTTTTCCGTCCTCTAATCTTTTGCGGTTGATCAAGCGAAATAAACTCCACTAGGTTTCCAAATAGATAATACTCAGAATTAGACTTATTATGGAACTTCTCGCTGTAAAGGTTATGGCTTTCTAGGATGCTCATAAAGTCTCTTAAAACAGTCGCACGTAAACTAGGGAACGATTTACGGCATACAGTAATAACCTTGTTTCTGTTATTAGTGCAATACTCGAAAATGATCCACAGTATTATGTTGTATGTTTTTCCTGATCTCGTACCTCCCTGCTCGACTATAATCTTCTTGTCGGAGTTTAATAAGTGATCATATACAATGTTAGTCTTTATCTTTAGTTGATCCAATTATCTCGATTTGAAAGTTAGTAGGCATTCCTTCTGCTCCAGTAATTTCTTGACGTTCTACATACCCTCTGTTTTTACCTTTAGTCTTTAGGTAAAATATTGTAGCTGAGGTATTGTTCGCATCGATTTGATTGTGGAGCTTACTCTCTGCAAAGTCTAAAGCTACGTTTTCAATATCTCGTACCTCTTCGGCAAAGACCTCATCTTCTTTTAGCCATTTATAGTATGTGCTTCTAGGCACGTTCGCCTCCCTACACGCTACGGTTACAACTCCTAAACTTTGTTCTAGTGCTGCTAATAGTGATTCCTTTTTTATGTGTCTACTTTCGTCCATTATATTCGTATTAGTAT